GCTCGCTGTTTACGCTTAAACTCCTCCAACTGCATACCAGTAACCATCTGCTTTAGTGTGCGATCAAACGCTTGGTTATAGCCTTCTGATCCTGCTGCCAAAGCACCTGCTAGAGCCTCTTGTGTGCTTATAGGAGATCTTTGTGTTCCAGATCTAGCCAACAATGCAATCGCTGCATTTAACAATGATTGTTGCGATGCGTTTTGTTGCATCCTTTGTTGTTCAGCAGGACTAATAAATGAAGAATAGTCTGGTTGCTGACCGAATAAAGCTGATAGATCAATTGCCATAATTTTATCCTAGTAAAGAATTTGGATTTCTTCTTGCCATTCTTGGTGTAATTAAACCTAATAGACCTGAGTAATCTACTTGTCCTCTAGGCATAATATTTTGTCTTGCCATCTGTGTTTGCTGTTGTTGTTGCTGTTGCTGATTTCCAGATAGTAAACCACTCGCCATTCTTAATCCTTGAATAGCTTGTCCTGGTGTAATAAATGGTTCAACACCAGTATCCCAAGAAGTAGGGCTTCCAGATGGAACATTGGTTGCTCTAGCTTGCTCCATAATATCTTGCTCAATATACTGAGAATCACCTGGATACTGAGGAATCTGAGATACAGGTGGAGCAAATGATTCATAGCCAGTATATCCAAGCTCCCCATATGTTGGTCCCATCTGCCCTACATCTAATCCTGTGTAGCCTAGCTCACCATATGTCGGACCCATAAATTCTGGATTTACATATGTGAATCCTGGTGCACCTCCACCAACAATACCGCCTAAAGTTGCTGTGCCTGCTGGCAAACCAGTATTAGCTGCTGCTGCCATACCTGCTGTAACACCGCCTTCTGCTAAAGCTGCTGCATCTAATAATGCTGCTGCTTGCGCTGCTGCTGATCCTGCTCCACCTGCTGCTGTTGCGCCAGCACCACCTGCTGCAGATGCTCCTGCTGCGGTTGCTCCTAATGCTGCATCTAAAAATGGTGCGCCAATAGCAAAAGCAGCAATAGGTGCTACACCTCTAACTAATTCGCTTAATTTAAATCCACCACCGCCAAAATATACATCAGGATTTTGCATCCCACCATGCTCAACAGGCTTTGTAATAGGTTTTAATACATCGCCTTCTTTTTTATATAAAACTGTTTGAAAGCTATTCGGACTTCCCTCACCAGCTTGACCAGGAACTAATGTGTCTCCTGTATAAGCATAATAATCTTTTGTAGCTTCATTTATTTTGTCATATATCTGTTCTTCAACAGATACAGTTCTTGTTAATGGTTTATAACCAACAACAATATTTTCTTCATTTCCAACTGGTTGTGTAATTACATCAGTTCTGCCTGTTGGTCTTAAATAGCCTTCTTCATCTGGCTCATATATTTCGCCTGTAACTTCTTTTTGATATGGCTTTAATCCTTCTGTGTTTATGCCAAATTTTTGTGCTATTGAATTTATATCACCAGTAATTTTGTATCCAAATGGTGATTCTGATGGCACTCCGCTATACCCAGATGCAGGATAACCAGCTTCAGCTTGTTCTTGTGAATCTACATCAGCAGGTAAAACATATTCTTTATTTATACCAAATGCTGCTGCACCTCTAATTAAAGCATTAGAAAATGAATTACCAGACCAACCTAAGTCAGAAATAATGTTTCCTCTGCCAAATGAAGCATCAGACCATTTTTGTCCTGGTTTTGTTAATTCTTCTGCTTTTGCTGCTGATAAATATGGAACTTCATAACCTTCTATATTGGCTAGTCCATATTGCCCATAAACAGAGCGATTTATTCTTTTAGCTTCTGCCATTTTTAACCTTTATAAGAAACCACCAGCCAAACCACCTAATATTCCACCAGCTATAGGTGCGCCATAACTACCGCCAAAGAAATTAGACACCCCTGGTATTTGATTTGCTAAATAACCGCCCATACCGCCTAATAATGCACCGCCAAGTATTCCTGCTGTTTTGTTTGCTGAATATTGTGGTTGCGGAGCAGGTGTGCCATACGATCCAAGAGGCGAACCATAAACCGATGATAGATAGCCAGATAACTGTTCGTAAGGCAATCTCTGTTGGAATCCAAATCGAGCCATTTGCTCTTGTAGAGGTTGTGCTGCAATAGCCTCTCTTTGCGCCCCAACTTCTGCCAATGTTTGTGATGGCAAGAATTGCTGACCATATATTTGTGGGGCTGCCGATGCTGCTGCCAACTGTCTTTGTAGGTCTTGCGCTTGAACTGATCCAAGACCACCAGCAGCTTGTAATTGTGTTCCTAATGCTGCTTGTTGGGCTTGCTGTAAACCTTGTGCAGCCATCATCCGATTGGCAATATCTTGTTGAGATACACCAGCCAATTGACTTAAAGCCTGCTGTTGTAAACCTCGCTCTTGTTGATATTGGCTTCCTGCAATATTAGCAGTAATATCTCCTAAAGACCTGCCATAAGCCTCTGTAGCAGTTCCTAATGCTCTTTCCATAGAACCACTACCTAATCGACCAGATCGGCTATAAAGGCTCGAAATGCCTGGTAATACTGCTTGGCTAAACTGTTGAGTTAGTGGTCGAGTAGCAGCTTCCATCATTTGTTGTTGATATGGATTTCCTTGCAAAAATCCACCGCCTGCAATATTTGCTAATTGACCTGTAGCAATATTTTGGAATCCACCTTGTGCAGCTTGTCGTAAAACATCTGTGCCTGGTTGTGTTTCTGCTGCACCATAAATATTTTGAAATAGTGGTGTAGCCGCAGATTGTGCTGTTAATCCACCTAAAAAAGCTTGCTGTGCTTGTTGTAAAACAGGGCTTTGTTGCCTAGCCAATGCTTCTTGTTGCGATAATGCTTGTAATGTTTGCTCAGATGGGCTTACATAAGTTTGACCAGGAAAGAATTGTGGTTGTTGGCGCAAGAAAATTTCTTGGGCTTGGCGCAAACCTTCTGTAAGAAATGGGCGAATAGATGCATCAATCTGAGATGCATTGGCTGCTGGCTGACCTGGTGTAATTGGAGTGCTTGGAAGCAAGTTAATAGGATTGGAGTAAAAATAATTAGGTGTCATAGTGTTTGTAGTAACTGTATTTGATGTTGGTGTATTAGTAATTACACCGCCTGCTGTTGATTGCGCTTGAACTCGATCTAAATACTTTTTTATTGCAGCATCTTGACTTGCACCAAAAGAAGAAGATAGACCACCTCTAAAATAAGGTGATGTATATGATAAATCTGCTGTTCGAGGAACTCCAGCATTAGCATTTATAAATTCAAAATATTCTGGTGATCCAAAATATTGAGTATCTCCAATAAAATTAGATGGAACTCTTATTTCACCTGGTTGTTGAAATTGGATTGCCATAATTGTTCCTTATCCTACGATAATATATTTATAAGTCATACCTGATACTGAATTAGCAGGATGACTAATAGTTGCGCTTCCTGCTGTTGTTGCTGATATATAAGGCATTGTAAAAAGATTGCTTGTGTATCCATTCGATGACAGATAGTTCATAGTGGCTATGATGCTTGGTGTTGCTGGTCGATCTGGTGTTGTCTGTGTGCCAAAATGCTCAATTGAAACACCTATATCAGTTGGTCTCCACATAATCTCTACATAATCATCTTTTTGCAGAGCAACAAAGAAATTTAATGCAGCAATCAATCTAGATTCTGTGCCTGTAGATTTTCTTTGTGGAATACCAAACTCACTATTACTGTTTGGAATATCTGTGCCATTCTTGCGAAACCAAATACTAACCTCTTGCACATCATTAGTAGTATTAATTAACTGTGCAGAAAACTGTATGTTATATAGACCAGCATATCCTACTGTTAGTTTTGTGCTGTTTGCAAGACTAGCACCAAGACTGTAGTCTGTGGTGGTAAATGACATAATATTAGCTGCTGTGGTTGTGGTAGCAGCTTGGTCTGTGTCATCTTGCACCGCAAGATAAGGGTAAAAACTACTAGCAGAAACATCATCTGCTGGCACTAAGACGATTATTGAATCAGCACCGATTCGAGCATCTGTAATGGTTGTAGTGCTTGCACCACCTGTCGCTAAAGTAACAGAGCCAGTATTATTCGTCTTGCCATTCATAATCCCATTGACTACTTCGGCAACACCTCGCTGATCTGCTCCGAAAGGAGGTAACAGTCGATACATTATCTAGTTCCTAGAGGGTTCATATCTACATCAATACCTACTGCATTTGTCCATTGACCTGTAGGTGTTAATTGTAGACGATGATACCGCCCAATACCTCGGATTGATACTCTATTTTCTGCATCGGCTGCTGTCTGAGAGCCAAATACTACCTGCTCATTTAACAGTCTGCGAGAAAACAATGCTACTGATCCAGAACCACCATCTACAATTGGCTTTGCCATAGTGATTGCAGAGGTTGTGCCAGGCATTTCAATATCGCCTGTCTCAATATATGCTGTATTGCCATTGCCTGTAAAGGTAACAATCTTTGTATTCTTAACACCAGCAAATTGCATCTTGCCACCAAGCCAAACCCTATCATCAAAGCTAGACATAATCTGCTCTAGGTTGCCAAATACATCCATGCCCTCTAAGTCAAATGATGGTGTAGAAGAAGAAGCGACTCGGCTTGCATCGGTAGTTCCGCTAGTCCATTTGTTTGTCTGATAATTGTAGATAAGCAATTTATCTACAGTTGCAGAGGATTGGCTTGCATAAGCCCAAACAACTAACTTTCTAAATGGGTCTACTGCTGCTGACATTAGGCTTAAAGAGCCTTCATCTACATCGCTAAAGAAATATCGGTTTACCTTTTCATTTCCAATAGGAATGACTTGCTGTCCATCACAAGCATAGAAGCCATCATCTGACAGAAAGAAGCTAGTTCCACCATACTGCACAATCGAATTAGACTCATAGCATCCAAGGTTTCGGCTGATATTGTCAAACTGAAACACTAAAGGACTTCCAACATAACTCATGCGGTGGATTGAGCGATCCATAAAAACTAACCCAAATTCACCACCAGTTACACCCACAATTGAGCCACCATCAGGAATGTCTTGGAAGTCTGCCTGAGTTGTTGCAGAATTAGCCCAGTTAGACTCATCGCCTAATGCTGACCATTGCACCCTATATGGATAAACAGTCGAGCTATTTACATAAGCCGACACTACAAAATCTCGAACTACTGTTACATACCGAGACTGAGGAGCATCTGCTGCTAAGTCTTGGAAGGTTGTAGAGTTATTTAAGTTATATCCCTGCAAGCGGTTTCCACCATTAGCAGCAATTAAGACATTGCCAAATTGTGTAAATCGCCATCTTTGGTTTGTAGGGGTTGAATACTGAAAGCTAACTGTGCCTGTATCAACAGTTGATCCAATATTGCCACCTGCTTGTAGATAGGTAAAGGTTGTAGTTGTAGGAACTGTATCAACAGTAAAAGTTCCATTAACTGCGGTTGTAGAAGTAGCTGCTACTGTTACCGAATCGCCTACAGAAAAACCATGATCAGCAGATGTAGTAATGGTTACTACTCCGCTAGTCTTAGCGACATTGGTGATTGTTCTACTAGCCTTTACTACCGAATCCAAAGATAAATCGCCTGTATCTAACTTAAATAACTTTGTTGCACCGCCAGCAAATACAATAGTAGCTCCTGCTGCGGTTTTGCCTGCGACTACATTGTTTAGGTTCTCTGATGCTGCGCCAGAGTATTCCTCGGCTGCATTAATAGCACCATATCCTACAGCCTTAGAAAAGACATTCTCTGCCCTTTGTAAGCCATTGGTTAGTCCTGGCTGATCTGGAGTCCACTCTCCGAAAGTTATTCTACTTATTGCCATTGTGAGTTTCCGCTAGATATGTCTGTCCATACAGTAGTGCTTGCTGCTGTGGCTGTCCAAGTCTCTGATCCTGCCGATGCCACAGTCCATACTGTTGCACTAGGTGTGATGCCTGTCCAAGCCTCTGTGCCTACTGTTTCGTCTGTCCAATTATCGCCTAGAACTCTGCCAAAGCAATTGACTAGGGCTATACCATTTACTGTTGCTATTGCGCTGTAGATTGCTACAGGATTTGCTGTTACTGTGGCAAATGCGGTTACTGAGGCATCGCCACTATATTCAACACCGCCTAGTGCAGTTACTGTTGCTGTTGCCGAGATACTGCCAGAACTTAGTCTTTCTCGAATGGCTGATGCAGAGGCAGACCCTGATGCTGAAATAGAGCCAGAGCTTGTTCTAATCCTGATAGCATCTGCCGATACTGTGCCTGTAGCTGAGACTGCACCAGATCCTGCAAATATTCCATATCCATTTGCCGAGACCACAGCCAGAGCCGATACAGCTCCTGAGCTTGTTCTAACCCTGATCGCTTCTGCATTTACTGTTCCTTGGGCTGTTATTGAGCCAGAGCCTTGTCTGATTGCAAAGCCATTAGCAGTTACTGTGGCATCGCCTGTAATAGAACCAGATGAGGTTCTTGTTCGCATGGCACTAGCTGTAACTGTGCCATCTGCTGTTACTGAGGCTGATGCACCTCTTATCGCATAGCCATTAGCACTAGCAGAAGCGCTAGAACTGACGCTGGCATCTCCATAGTATATGCAAGTGCTGGCTGATGCCCATGCAGGGTCATCAAATGACACAAGGATCTGTTCAAGAGTCCCGAACTGATCGATGTTGTCAATTGTAAATGCGCCACAATAATCGGCTGGCATGGATTAGGCAAGAGTTACTGTCAAGCTGCCTGATGCAATCTTGAATACATCGCCTGTATCAATAGTCTTAGATGCATCCAATTGTGTATGGTAATAAAGGTTACCGCTTGTGCTTGCATCCCAAATACCAATATGAGTTACTGTTCCCCAATTGCCTGTGGCTTGTGGGAAAGTAATATCAGCAGAAGTAGCAGATGCGCCATTGCTAGGTGCGCCAAATGTCGCTGATTGGCGAGCATATGATCCACCGCTAACCTCTGTGCCAGTTCCTGCATCTGTTGGATCTGCGGTATGAAGACTGACATAAACTGTTGCAGGAGAAGTAAAGGTTGTTGCTCGGAGAGTTGCATTGATTAGTGCATCTTCGAGATAATTTGACATTTCAGCCATTTTGATTCCTTATCGAGAGGTTACTTTCATTTGTAGAGGAACACCCGAATACTCACCATTTTGGTCAGCAAGCGAGATGTTGTTGATGGATCGGTCATACAAAGCTGCCCAAGTCTGACTGCGAGCATCATTGATTAAATATGGCTCGGCTTCCAAAAGGCTTGCATAAAGCAAAGCATCTGGATAGTTAGCCAAGAATACATTAGAGGCATTGCTGTCCGATAATACTGTCGGCTTTGCATAGTAAAGAATCTCTAAGGTATAGTTTGTATCTGGCTCTGGAGCTAAGACAAACTCCGATGCCAAGATAGTGTAATAGACTGGCTTTCCTGACTCATCTGCTGGTGCATCTCTTGTAAATGAACTAGGAGATAAGTAAGTTACAGGCATCCTAGGATTACCTTGGACATGAAGGTCTCGAATCTCTAAGAAGTCTGTAGGTAGAGCTACCTTGCCATCACCGCTTACTGTCGGAGCTGTAGCAGACTTTAGCATCTCCCTTGTGCGGAGATCCCTAGCCATTCTTAGCTCGGCAAATCGAATGAAATCGGGGATAACTGATGTTAGGTCTGACCGACCTAAATAGTTAGCCACCGATGTCTTTAGATCGGAATAATTGGTATAAGGCATAGCTCTCTCTTAATCTTTTGGTAATTCGATGTTGTGCCATCCATAGACATATTGTCCTATATGTCGGATGCCTTTAGATAGATCATGGTCTACCCAGGTATCAAATCCTGCATCTTTTGCCTTAATGCAGAAGTAAATATCCTCACCTAATATTTTGTTGTTGCCTAACTGCTCAAAGTAGAAGTAAGGTTCTTCCATTGCTTCGATTACTTTGCGCTTAATCAACATTACACCGCATCCAATGCCATCGGCTTTCTCGATGCCTGATTTAGCATTGGAATAGATTGGCAGCCAATCTACTGATCCATCCTCTTGTATTAGGAAGTTCTTAGCTGTCGGTTTGACAGGCTCAGACCTTGTAGTCGCATTGACTCCGATAATATCTTTATCATGAGCCATTAAGATTTTTAGGGTATCTTTTGGAAACCGCATATCCGCATCTACAAACAGTAGATAGTCTGCCTTAACTTCTAAGGCTGTTTTTACTAGGTTATTCCTCTGGTCAAAAATCAGAGTTCCTGCGCTAGTAAAAAGGTCTATATCATGCTTTGTGGTCTTGATGGTATAGGCACACATCGCCACCAAATCAAAGGCTGTAGCGACCTCCATTTGCCCTCTAGCGGGGATTAAAATAGCGATCCTCATACTTCACCGCCTCTAGTGCGGAAAACCCTATTCTCAGGGTCATTTAGCCATGCTTTTAGGGCTTTTTGGTCTGCGATGTAGAATCCTCGCATAATCCCCTTTGCATTTAGCTCATTGATAATTGCTAAAGGTAAAGAGGCTATTTTGTTCTTTGGATCAAAAGGCTGATCTGACCACCCAGTTTTGCCAGGATTGGCATTATATTGCTGTTTTGTATGCTCTGCGAAATCGCTTAAGTCGGTCTGGGAATGGATTATAATACCGCCCTCTCCATCAGACAGAACTGTTCTTACTTCACCATCTACTACATCTAAGAGTTTTTTCATAAATAGAAATGGGGTAGGTTTTGCCTACCCCATATTCTACAGACTATCTAACTTTTATCAAGCAGATAAGTCAAATGCACCGCCATGAGCAGCTTCATTGCGAACTTCTAAAGTCAATTCAGCCAAGATTTGTTTCTTCTCAGCATCGCCAACTTTTGCAATGTCATTAGTTTGGAATGGGCGCAAGTATGCCAAAGCTGCATACTCAGGATCGAGAACCAATGCATCCCGAGTCCGCATAAAGCGGTTCGGAACAATCTGCAATACACCAAAGTCGGACTGATAAAGATCAGCACCAGCTAGGATGGTTGCTTGACCATTGGTAGGCACTTGATAGCGCTGTGCTGCCAAGCCTGTAAAGCCTGATACTGTCTGCTTGAGAGCAGGCGATACCATCAATACAGAAGGTGTGCCACCGCTTTCGAACACTTGCTTGATAACATCCTTGAGGATGGTCTCAGTAAATGTGCGAGTTGTGCCATCTGTGCGGGTTGATACACCGATAGTTGTGGGATCTCCACCTGCGGTTGTGCCAGCCGATACATTGGTGTTGCTCTTGATGTAAGAGAGCAAAGAACCCATCTTACGACCAGTTACACCAGATGTGCCAACAGATTGACCTTGGTTAGCTGTGATGATGGTTTCGATGTCTCGCTTGATTTCAGCCGAGGCTTTAGCCAATTGGTAAGCCATCTCAGACTTACGACCAGCAAGGTCAGAAGCCAAGAGAGTGCCAGAAACCATAACAGTCTTACCTACGATCTGTGTATAGTTACCAAGGCGAGTTGTTGGGCTGATTGTTGCTTCTGTTGCGCTTGCACCTTCAACTAAAGCATTAGCTGTAGTTGCTGCTGCGAGTGCATCGGTTTGCCACTCATGGTAGACAGAAGTAGCTTTTGTCTTACCGATAGAGGACATAATTGGGGTGTCGGTAGGGCTGATGTCATAGATAACATCGGTTAAATCTTCCCGAGCACCGATTGCTGTATAGCGATCATATGCTGCCATTTTTCATTTCCTTTATAAGAATCGTTCAAATAATCGAGCTGCATCCTTCTTATTGCCTGATTGGCGAAGTTTGGCTCTCTCTTTTTTTACTGCTTCATTCTCAGAACTCTGCGGATTAGATGTTCCTGGTCTGATAGTCTTTGGTGCGATAGCTACCTTTTTGGTGGCTGCGCCTTTATTTGCCATCAACTTATCATATTGCGCTGCTTTATAGAGGGCTAATACAGCTCGACTGTCGTAAACCTGAGACAACTCTTGGTCAGTAAATCCGATAGATTTCGCATAATTGCGGATGTCTCTGCGGACTATTTCGGCTTTCACATCATCTTTAAACTCTGGGATAGCCTCGACTAGCTTTTGTTGCTCTGCTTGCATATGCTTCTGTAGAAGTGCTTGCTGATGAGCCATCTGTTCTTGTTGAACTCGCTGTCTCTCAATCTGCACCGCTTGAAGCTGCTTATCTCGCTCTACTTTCTCTGCCATTGCAACAGCATAAGCAATAGGATCTTCTGTCTTTAGGGCAGATAAATCCTCACCTTGTGATTGCTGTTGAAGTAATTGTTCAATGACTTGGAGTCTTTGAGCATAGGTTTCTCTTGTCTTTGCTGCTTCCTGAATCTTTACTCGCTCGGCTTCTACTGCCTTGCGCTGTTCCGCTAAAGATTGGGTTTTCTTCTGATAGTCAGCAGTCCTACTGTAGCCATTCAGAAGCTCATCAAGGCTAACTTCCACTTCTTCACCAGAGACTTTAACTCGGTATTTAGGGAGTTCCTCTACTTCTTCTTCCTGACTTTCAGCTTCTTCTGCACTTACATCTTGTTCCTCGAACTCTGGATCACCTATTAATTCGGTAATCGGCTGTTCACTAGTTTCTGGTTGGGCTTGCGCCTCCTCGGCTTGTGGTTCAAGAAAAGACATAAATGCATTAGCTGCACCTCTAACAGATGTATCTACACTCCCTTGTGGGTTGGTGTTTTCACTCATTTTTTACCTCTATGGTTGGTTAAAAAACCTTAAATCGCTTCTTTTCGATTTCGTCATTTTGGGCGATTGATCGAATAGATGCTTCAAATTCTTCTATGGCTCGCAGTTTGACTAAGGCTCTTTCTCTGCCTTCTACATCATGGTCTGCCGAACCAAATATGTAAGACTTATAGACATCTTTCTGAGCTTCTAGGAGCTTAGTAAAGAAATCGTCTATTAGTAAATTTTTTGCTCTATCGCTTGGGTTCATCCAGGAATCCTGACATCTCCTGTAAGTTTAGCTCCTACTTGCGCTGCTTTCAACTGAGCTTCTGCTTGGAACTCTGCTGTCTTTAATTCTAAGTTTGCAGCAGCTTTCTCTCGCTCTAACTGAATCTGTGCCTGTGCTTTAGCCCTAGCAATTTCAATGTCATTGAGTGCCTTGGCTCGGTCTGTTTCGATCTGTGCTTGTGCCTGCTGCATCATCATATCGAGAGCAGGGTTAGGCATCTGCTGTTGTGGCTGTGGCTGAGACAACATCTGGTCTAGCTCTGGTGGAATCTCTTTGAAGAACTCCATCGAGTCTTTGTATCCTGCTGCCTCAATAAACTTACCGAGTGTGTTGCGATACTGACCCACAGATACTAGCGGATTAGCAAAGCCTTGGGATGACAAGATTTGCTCTTGTTTCTGTAGAACCATCGCTGCCATCGCCATCTGTTGATCTTTGCCACCAGTTCCTAGACCTACATTGGTCATTAGGTCGTAGTTATTCTTCCACTCTCTTGGGTCAATCGAGACATATTTGCCACGAATCCGTACAACCCTTGGCTTATCTTGATACTTCAAGAGCATATGGAAAATGCCATTAAACAGGTCTTTTACCCCTGTCTCGGCAAAGATACGAGCAATCATCTCAATCTTACCTGCTCCAGCTTGTTGCATAGTTGCAATCGCTGTGGCTGTGGTATTTTGTAGAATGTTCGGGTCTAAACCTTGGCTTGTCTGCGTAACACCTGACCGCTTTTGTAGAACCTGATCCATGTAATCTAACATGGGGAACGACTGAGCTGCGGTAGGAGGAACAGTCAATGCTTGAACTGCGCCTTGCGACTTCATCCGCACTACTCCATTCGGAGCGACTGTTAGGAGGTCATCCATGTTTACCTGACCATCCAACGCTGTCATGCGTGGCATATTGGTCAAGTAGAGGTTATCTAGGATTTGGCGAGTAATCGTGGACTTAATTAACTGGATGTCCATTGCTCTGTCTGCCAAACTTTGCCCAAAGAACTTATGAGGCATTGGAATTGGGCAAACACTAGCAAAAGGAATGTGATCGAATTCCTCGTTATCTAGGATCGCATCGCCAGCGTATGTAACCTTGCGAAGTTCTGCAACACCATCGCCATCAAAATCTGTGCGGATATAGCACTCGAACACTTCTACATCTTGCATTGAGAAGTCTAGCGTTTGTGTCTCATCTGGCATTTCGCCTTGACTGAAACGAGCCACTCTCTCAGGTGTGTAGGTTAAGTCGTTGTATGCAGGGAGCTTGTCTACTACATCTTTAGGATAGCCAGCAGCCACCAAGTCAGAACGAGTCATAGTCGTTCTATGGGCTACGAAACGAGCATCTTTTAGGCTCTTGTCTCGCTTGGCAATCAAGAACTCCTCAGGGGGTACATTCTCAATCCGAACACGACCAACTTCTTTTTTCTTCTTGACAACAACATTGTAGGAAAGGATTGGCATACCCATTGGGTCTACACCAATCTCCTCAGTTTCTTGGCTGACTAACTCCATCGAGCCATCAGCAAACATAAGAGTTAATTCTTCTGCGTTTAGACCTTTGTATTCTTCTTTGGTTGGATCTTCGCTATCTTCCCACCAGTATTTGACAATACCATTCTTTTGTAGAAGTGCATCCTTGAACCAATCGTGCATTAGGAT